CATCCGTCAGGGACTTGACTAGCTTCTGGAGCGAAGGGAAGGTCGGCAAGGTGACGATGGCACCTGTGCCGTCCTCCATGTCCACCGTGCCGTCCGGCTTGGTGAGCATATCGCGTAGTGCGTTCTTGTACGTGTTCCACTTATCCACCAGGGCGGACAAGCGAGCGGCCAACGTCGCGTTACTGACGTAGCCGGGGGTATCGTTTGTGGCTATGGTTACCTCACGCCAAACATTAATCCAGTGACGCTATGAAGGTGAGCGTTACCGCTCTGACCGCCAGGGAGGCGGATGCGGTACTGCTGTGCACCTGATGTTGGGTTGTCGATGTAGTTCACGGCCATGCTGATGATCGCAGCGCCGCTCAGTGCGTACCAAACCTTGCGAAGTTCGGTCCATGTGCCGCCGTCGAGACGGTCAACGCACATATAGAAGCCTGCCGCGCTGCCTGCGGAATCGTTCTCCATCAGACACTCCAGCAGCAGCACAGGGCGGTGGACTTCGCCTAGGCGCACCGGGGCGTTCAAGGTGAACCCAGCCGTGGCACCACCGCCGCTTGCGTAGATTGCAAGGCCGCCGATGTTCACGGTTGAGATCGCCTGGAACTGATCGGTCACGTTGGCTGCCGTGATGGTTCCACCGAACTTAGCGTTACCACTCCGGTCCACCGCGAACACCGCGTTGTTCCAGTTCTTCACCCCGGCACCCACCCACATCGGGTAGGCGTCTCCGGGGTTGTTAGTCATCTCCACGCGGAACTCTTGCGGGTTGATGATGTTGCCGTTTCCGTCGAGCTGGAATGTGCGGAACGTACCGCCGTTCACTTCACCCATGTTGGCTGACAATGCAGACAGCGAGTTGACCTTCAGCTTGTCCGCAGTGATCGAGCCGTCCACCAGGAGCTGTCCGGTGATGCCCACGGTACTCACGCCGCCGACTGTGCCGACGACGAAGGGATACTTCATCTGCTGCACGCCACCGTTGCTGGTATACGTCGGGGAGACGATACCGAAGCGGTCAGCCATGACGATGAAGTTCGAGCCGGTCTTGGAATCGACCCCCAAGCCGATACCTGCGATCACCGGAGTGCCATTGATGGCACCCGCATTGATCCGCACGGACCAACTAGCGGACCACTCGCCGTTGACGGGATCACCGCCGCCCTTCACCAGGGCTTCAAAGCGTTCCTGTAGGTTGGCAAAGTTGCCGTTGGAGAATGCTTCGACCTGAGTCTGCGCGATAGCCTGCGCCTGATCCTTGGTCGTGTACGTGGTCGCCAGGGTTTGATAGATAGCCTTGTTGGCATCCTGGTAGCCTGATTCGAGCTGCGTGATTGCCGTGGCGCGTGCTTCGGTTTCGGTAGCGAGCGCCTGACGAACATCAAGCACCTGGGCCGCCGCGTCGTCGTACTTGGCGAACAGCTCGGTGATCTGCGTAACCACAGACTGACTATCGTCCACGATGCTAGAGAGGGTTGTCTCAGCGAATGCGAGGCGTCCGTCGAGCTGCCGTCGCGCATCAAACATCTGATCGCTGCGCAGTATTTCTCCCAACAGGGATTCCGATGCGTCGTCGATATCATCGAGCCGACTGGTCAGGAGTGCCATGACGGGCGACTGCATGAGCTGGTCGATGATCTCTTGAATGGGAAGCGACGGAGAACCGCCGCCAGGGTTTGGCCAACCGGAGCCGCCACCAGGAAGGCCGTTGCCGCCGTAGCTGCCGAAGTCGAGCTGTTCCTGCATCACGAACAGAAGTTGCCGTGAGAGGGTGTTGAGTTCCGCAGCGGGAAGCATCGTGCCTTCTTGAATATGCACGAGGCTATCATCACGCGGGGTGAAACGTCGGACGGTCACAAGGATGCCGACAGGGACCGGTCCACTCAGGCGAACCGTCGTCGGATTGATCCAGTTGAACGACTGCTCGACAGCATCCCCCACATCCCCAGCGAACACACGGATGTCGTCCGTGCGTAGGTAGGGGAAGGGGATGGTGTAGTCGGCTCCGTCCGCCGCCAAATACATGACGAAGGAGTAGCCGCGTGCCAGTTGGGCCATTACGTCTCCGCAGGTGGCCCGTGGGCCTTCTTATGGTTGGTTGATGTCGGGGAACTGATTAGCGATTTGGTCGCCAATGTTGCGGAAACCGGTGGCGTTGTTTAGCCACATGAGCTTCCAGAGGTTGCTAACGTCCTGCTTTGACAGTTGGTGATCCTGCGCCGCGAGGCGGCCAGGGATACCCATGACGTTCCACAGCCGCTCCGCTGTGGCAAGCGTGGGGATGCCCTTGATACCTGAGTCGAGTCCAGAGGATCGCCCGTAGGCGAACACCGGATCGTACCCAGCAATGTCATGCGCACCTGTATCGACAAGCATAGGAATGATCGAGGAGTAGGAAGACATCTGAATGCCTGAAAGCGTGAGTGCCTTCAGGTCCATTTGCTTCTCTCGTTCCTCGGGGTTGCCGAGGGTGTTGATGTAGGTACGAGCGCCCATGCCCAGAGTTGCGAACAACGTAGACAGCGTGACCATGTGGAATGCTTGCCAGTCCCTCATGTGCATTGCGTTGAGCATGTGTGCCTCATAGGAAGCCGTCATGAATCGACGGAACTGCGTGAAGGGCTTACCGGCAGCGGAGTGCATCATCTCGATGCTATCGCCCGCGAGACCTTCCGTGACCTGACGACGCGTAACCGTGGACATGTAAGCCGAGATAGCTTCGCGTGTCTCCACGTCCCACTTCGGCCATTCGTCCGCAATCTTCTCCACCGACTTGATGCCTTTGAGTTTCGAGAAGATCGCCTCTTGTGCCTCGGCGGTCATGCCATGGTTACGCAGACGATCAATCCACGCCTGACTTACCTTGCGTGCATTCGCTAGCTCCAACAGCTTCAGCATGGAACCACGTGCGGCCCACACCTGGAGCCTTGATAGGATCGGAGCCATTCCAGAGAGAACCGACTGTGCCCGCTTGAGAACCTGCTGGGTGTTGTCGATCTTGTTCAACACCTTTCCGCTACGGCTGGTCTTGTCGAACATCGATTCACCCAACGCATCCGTGCGGAGGTACACGGGGTTACGCGCGAGATCAGTGCCGGGAGCGTACATGTCGGCGTATAGGCGCATCTCTTTCTCTGCGAAGTCGCCGTTCGCCATGCGCTTGAACAGCTTGTTCACTCCAGGCATTGCCCTCAGTGAAGTGCGCAGTCCTGCATACGCCATCGTCGGTCCGATTTCAGCAGCCATCGACCAGCCCATTTGATTCATGTAGAGCAAGTGGCTGTAGTCGCGGATCATGCGGCCAGCCCGCGAGGCAGCACCGCCAGGGTTCAACTCTGTCGAGCGGCCGAGCGTAGTGTTCACACCGATGTCGAACATGCGGCCCATGTCCTTACCCTTGCCACCGGACTTCGATGCTTCGTCCACAACCTGCTTGCGTAGCGCGTCGAGTTCAGCCTGTGTGCCTACGCCCAGCTTGGACTTCAATGCAGTCCAGCCAGCCATGTCGCGGGCGTACCAATCGATCAAGTGACCGACATCGTTCTCCAGTAGATCGTGCATGGCGACCGTATGGGTTTCCCCGGTGCGGCGGCTGGTGATCTCTGCTGAGTAGGACTCATCCATCGGGATGCGAGACTTGAAGCGTGCATGCACACCCTTGTCATCGACCTGCTTACGCATGGAGTCAGTGAGGATCGCGGCCTTCTCAGGCGGCACACCCGCGTCATGCAACAGGGCTTCAATGCTGTCCACGTGTTCTCCACTGAGGCCCGTGTGGAACGAATCGTTGTCCACCGACAGCGCCTTGTCGCGGGCACGCTTGAGCCATGCATCCGCAACCTTGTCCGTCAGGTCGTCATTGAGGAACGCCGCGCCGTTGTCACCGGCATCCGCCAGTTGCTTGCGCAGGCCGCGCTTGATGCTCTCGCGTACCAGTTGGTTACGCACGTCGTCAAAGTGGAGCTTCTTCTGCTGAAACAAATCCTCAAAGCCCTCACGGGACATCATTCGGGGAAGCCAGTTACCTTCAGGCTTTACGTCGCCAGCGCCGGGTACACCGGCCATCTTGGCTTCGTCCAGCACTTGCGCCGTCGTCTCGTTCACGCTCTTTGCGACAGCAGCGATGCGAGGGTCAACCTCAGCAGACGGATCGCGCATGTAGCGTCCGATCTGCTCCCGGAAGTCCTTTGCGGCTCCAGCATCGAACACGGAGATACCGTTGTCCTTGCGATAACTGGTCCATGCGGCATCCATTGCACCATTGAACTTCGCGGACACCTTCTCATGCAGTCGGCGGCTCATCTGCTCAGCGGCTTCCTCCACGGCGATGTTCTTGTCCGTGTAGCCAACTCGCTCAGCGAGAAGCTTGCGGCCCACCATGCGGACCAGCGGAGATTCTGACTGCGCCATGCGTGCCGATAGGGAACGACGGACGCCAAGGAATGCGGTCTTGACGTCGGCTTCCGCCTGGGCGTCATACAAACGCGTCTCGGCGTCCGGTGACTTGGGCGGCATGGGTACGTCCATCGTGGACTGATCGGGATTTGGTACGCGCGCCGAGGACAACGTATCGGCACCGAACGTGCCCGGCTGAGGTTGGACAGGATCAGGCTTTGAGTTCTTGTTGAGCTGATCGACGACTTCAGCGTGTGAGCCTTCCAGCCCCTTAAACATTCCGTGGAACGCACCACCGAGCGCGAAGCCGGTTGCTGCGTCACCCAGGACGTCATGCCATTCCATCGTCGGATCGTTTGCTTTGTTCACGAGGGACAGCGCGGTGTTCTGCGCTGCACCTGATAGACCGGCGCGGACGATGCCAGCGGTGAGGCTGACACCGCGCACGGGGAGGGCGAGTGCGCCAACAGCGGCAGCGCCTGGATCGGTCAAGCCGACTCCGAGGCGTCCCACCGTGGACATCTTGCCCAGCGTTTCCTTCGAGTCCTTCAGCGCATACGCTTCGCCGTAGAGTGCATCAGCGTGGTCCCTACTGACAGATTTCTCCAGCAGCGGAAGGTAATCACCTAGGCCTGCCTTCTCCCACTTCTTTACTTCTTCATCGACAGGCTTACCGATCCAGTTTGGATCGGGGCTGTACTTGAAATTCGTAATGAAGCGGTCAACAGCACCGATGCTGCTATTGACTGAGGATGCGCCGATCTTTGTACCGAGCGATGTAGCATCGTTCTCTCGCTTGGTTTCATCTGCATCACGAAGCTGCTGTGCTTTCTGCGCGTCGAGTGTAGCGGCGGGCAGCGGAGCGACAGGTGTTCGCATGTCAACGAACGGGGAATCATGATCGGCCATATGGTTCCTACTGAGTGTTGTGGAGGTAGTCAACGAAGCTCTTGGTCTTCGTCGTGTCCAGGAGTGACTTCAGCTTCTCGGCATCCTGCTTGTTGTGCGTGTAGCCATCGGAGATGACCTTGCCGTTGAAGGTCATGCCGGTGACGCCCTGGAGAGTGTCGGGAGTCTTTGCAAGCTGATCGACTGCGCTCTGCTGATCTTCCGGTGACGCACCGGAGATGTAGCCGTAGCCCAACTGCTTCAGCCCCTGCTTACGCACTGTGTCCTGTTCGTTCTTCTGCATCGTCCAAGTCGTGTGCTTCGCTAGCACGGCATTGGAGTCCAGCTCTACAAGGCGCGGCTCTGCACCGGGTTTGCGTTCAACTACTGCGCGACTTACGCCGTCGTCGTTGACCATCAGTACCCACTTGCCCGAGTTGTTCACCGCAGGCTGGAAGTACACGGTCCCCGTGTCGTCGATCTGCTTGTCCTTGACCATCCTGTCCTTGTAGTCCTGCGCGAGCTGAGTGAATGCTTCACCCACCTTCGGAGTCGTACCGGCAGGAACAGGGACATACATATCGCCCACACGGACGTTCGTGGCCTGGAATCGTTCCACTGCTGCCTTCGCTGCGTCCTCGGGCTTCAGCATGCCGGTAGACAGCAGTTCCTTCGTGATGTCCTGTACCTGCGTGTTAACGTAACCCTGATTGCGGATCGGCGTGCTGGTGAACTTTCCGCTGAGGATCGAGGAGTCACCAAACGTCGTTGGGATGGCTGACGGGTGCTGCTTGTAGTACGTCGCCACGGCGGCGGAAGTTGCGCCGTGATCCATTGCAGGTTCTGTTTGCGCGATCTTCTGCAACGCCTGCTGTGGTGATAGTCCGAACGTCTGCGTCTCGATCTCGAAGCGCCGCATCTTTGCAGAGAACTCCGGGGTCACGTTCTGTTCGTAGTAGTCCTTAGACTGCGACTTGATGTTGTTGAAGAAGCCGATGGTGCGTAGTGCGTTCTGTGTGTCAGACGCATCGAACGAACCGGATAGCTGCTTGAGGAATGGAACCGGCGCGTTCACGCGTGATAATGCAGCGGCAACCTGTAGGGTGCCCTGGTCACCACCTTGCTTGTACGCGGCCAGCATTACCTTGTCGGCGGCGGCGGCGATCTTGGAAGTACCTCGCGCTGCGATCTGCACGGGATCACCGGACTGAAGCGCCTGGAAGTCCATGCGCTCCTCCTCGGCCTTCTCGTTCTCTTTGACGAGACGCTGCTGAGCTTCGCGGTTCCGGTTGTGCATCCCAGCAGCCCACTCTGGCGTCAGATCAAACTGCCTGCGAGTCGCATCAATCTGACGATCCGACAGCATGCCCTGATCGGACAGGTCGCCCACGTGATACAGCGCATGCGTGAGCTGGTCGGCCTGCGCCTTCTTCTGTGCATCGTCTTTGATCTGCTGACCGCGCTTAGCCGCGAGGTCGAGCTGAGACTTGAACTCCGGGATGTCACCGACAGACGTACCACTGGAACCCAGCGGAGTCCTCAGGACACTCATCGCCTTATCGATATCGGTGTTGCCGGTCGCGATGGACGCAGTGAATGCCTGCGCGACGATCTTGTTCGCCTCGGCTTCGCCCAGGCCGCGTTGAATCAGTGAGCCGTAGTAGTTCTTGAGGCCATCCTCCGTCAACAGCGATCCGCTATTGATTGCAGCGGTGCCGATAGCGCCGAGGTTCTCCTCGTCACGTTTCAGTGCTTCGGCAATGGACTGTCGGTTGTACTGATCTTTCCAGCCGACTTGCGCCTTTGAGATCGCCTGCATGAAAACAGGTTGTGATGCCTGATCGACACCGTTCTGTTCGAGATAATCTTTCGCTTTGCCCTGGATGAATTGATTGATCTCATCCTGAGTCTTGCCGGGTTCGAGCTGAGCAAGCTGCGGGGCCAGTTGGTTGCCGAACTCGTCCGCGAGGCGGAGGCCGTCAGTCTGTCGATACGCAGCAGTGAACTCTTGACTCATCCCTTCGAGACTCGGGGCTTCGCCGGTTACCGCTTGTTTGTCGGCAGCTTGCTTACCGAGTTGCTCATCTTCTTTTGCTTTCTGGATGCGCGCCTTCTCGGCAGTCGCTTCCTTGGTTGCCTGGACGTCCGCGTAGGTAGATGCGAACCCCTGTAGGGAACTCGCGAGTGCCCACGCCGGACTTGTGCCTGGATTGCGGGGAAGCTGCGCTTGGACCTGGAGTGGAACACTCGCGGTCTGAGGTACGTCCGTGGCAACGCGGGGATCAATCCGAGTGGTTACGTCGCGGGGCATAGGTTATCCGTTGATTGTCTTGGGTGGCGTTTGGTTGGCGTAGTAGCCGCCGATGTTCGAGTACGCCTTCGCTCCGGTATTGGCGAGACTCGCTGCGAGCTGTCCGTTGATCTCTGTGGACTTGGAGCGAACTTGCGCGGAGGTTTCGAGGTCACCGTTCTCACGGTTCTTCTCGATGCGGGACACGTCAGTGCCTTCCTGCATCATGATGTCGTTCAACACGGCATCGGAGGAGTTGCCGGATACACCGGACTCAGCGGCAGCGGCACGAGCGGCGGCTCGCTGCTGGCGTGCTGCCTGCATACGATCCATCGTCTGAGCCTGAGCCGATGCGTCGGTCTGATCCTGCTGCATCTTTGCCTGCGCTTCGAGCGCACGTTTCTGCTGATTGGAACTGTAGATTGCTGCGCCTGCCGATACGGCGGCGGTTACCGCCATAGCGATAGGAATGACTAAGGGGCCACACATGGGATTCTTCCAAACTCTATGAAGGGATGTCCGTTGATCTCATGCACCTTGAATGGCTCGAAGCCGAGGTGCTGAAGCCAACGCTGTGCGCGGAGGTGACGGACATCCACGAGGTTGAACATGGCGACGTACATAGGCGACCACGCTTCCACGAACTGCCGCGACACTGCGAGGAACTCGCGGACGACGCGACCACGCGGACCAGTGGAGAGCATCCACGGCACGCCATAACTGTCGTCGGTTATGTAGTCGGCAACACCGAACGCAGCTTGTGGCTGTCCATCCCAGCAGGCGACGTAAGCCTCACGGCTGACTTGATGGCCCTGCTGGAGGACCGTCAGGGGATCAAGCCCCTGAGCGGTTAGTTCGGCTACATCTTCCGCGCACAGGCGCGAAACAATGGACTCAAGCACCGCCTGAGTCGGTTCGTGGATCGTGATTGTCACATGCGTACCTGTGTCGTGTAGGTTCCTTCCCACTGCACCGATTGCCACCACGCCGGATACGGGACGTCACTATCAAAAGCGACGTGGACCTGATCGGACCGGGAAGCGACGAGGAACTTGTGAGTGCCGTCCTGGAGACTCGGGGAGTCCAGATGAAACTCAGCGTCCCCCGTGGTGCGGGAAGTGAACGTGTCGGAGAGTTGCGGAACGAGCGTATCGATTGCCGTAGCGCGACCCTTCGGATACACGAGGCATCGGAAATACGCGGCGGAGCTGAAGCGGAGAGTCATGCGACGAATCTGCAAACGTCCGATGACCGTTGCCACGTTGTTCCTATCTCGCACGAACTGCTGCGAGAGCGTTGCACGTCGGCGATACTTGTAACCGATCACCAGCTTGCCGCCTGTCTTGTTGCCAGGGATGCGAAGCGTCTGTCCGCCGTTAACCAGCGTGGCACCTGTGATGTCCATGTAGGAACCCGGCGCGGCCCAATCGGTAGTCTTCAACACCATCAGGCCGTCCATCGTGGGCAGCGTGAAGGGAACCGTGAGGTCCGTGTAGTTACCGAAGGCTTGGTAGACCGGAGTCACCAGCTCGCGCCTGTCCAAGTGAATGTCGAACTGATTGCTGATCGGTGCGTACACCGGGGCCAGCGACAAGTCGAACGTCAGCATCTCCACACCGCCGCCTGGAGCCAGCGCGACAACGTACAGGTCGGTGCCGATTGCACTGATGTGTACCACTGCACCAACACCCGTGATCTGCCACGGATGCCATGCGGACTGCTGCTTCTCGTCACCCACCCATCGGAACTGATGAACATACACCTGGGCACCAGAGGGATTCCTGTGAGACAGGAAGACCATATCGGCGTCCTGTGCAGCCGCCATGCAGCGAGTGTTGCCAGGGATGTACGAAGGAACGTGTGCAGTCACATCGGCAGCAGTGGCCGTTACCTGATCGTCCTGGATGAAATACTCGCGGACGTTGGTGTACTGACGTTTGCTTGAGTCATTCGCAAAGAACAGGCTTGAACCAGCCAGGACAGGCTTGATGCTGGGTGATACCTGATAGGTAGTCACCACATCGATCTTTGCAGTCTTCGGCGTGAGCGTCGGTGTCGCGGTGAGCTGGAACATGGACGTCTTGCCGGATGCGAATAGCAGCAGACACTTCAGATATGAGACTGCGTGCGTGAGCTGTGCAACACCTTCGGACGGTGCCGCGAGATCAATAGTGTCGCTATCGAGCAACGCGGTGACCGTTGTCCGCCAGAAGTTCAGGTAGTGACCGATCTCTGACATTACGACGTTCTCACCCGCCAGGATCACAAGGCGGTCCTTGTGGAACGACAGGCCGCCGATGCGCTGTCCAACGAACGAGGGGTTCGGACAGGAGTTGGTATCGCCTGCGTACCGCTTTTCCCAATCGAGAGGACCGAAGCTGAAGTAGAAGCCGTCCGGGTTGGTGCCGTCAGGGATTCGCTTGAGTCCGTGAGGCATCGTCTCGGCATTGAACGTGCCGGTAATACCCGGCATGGCAACTTCGTTCCATACCTTCGAGGACTGCGCCTGGACGTAGTAGTTGTCGAACGAGTTGTTCTGATCGCCGCGTACTTCCCAAATGACTCCGATGGTCGGTGTCTTCGGGAGATCAGCGAACGTCTGTACGGAGCCGTTCACGTGTCCCGTAGTGAGATCGCCGGACATCGCCACCGTAACTTCGCGGTTGGCAATCATCGTGTAGTCTTCAATCGTCACCGCGCTCAGGGACTGGCACGGATCGAAGTGAGTGTTGAGGTAGGGCAGGGACGGTGCGTTGGTGACGACGACGTACTCTTTGCCGGTCACGTGATCGAACACACGCACGCGGGTGCCATAGATGCACACAAGGTAATGCTCAGCGTTGTCGCGCTGAATCGTGTGCCAGAACGCGTTCTCGGGGATGTCACTACCGAGTACGTTGACGAACCGGGCCGGTGGCCGGGGACCAACGCCACGCGCGGGACTGAGGTTGAGGTTGAGGCACTCCTCCAGTTGGGAGGGTTGGCGTACCGATGCGTCCTGCTGAGAGACTCCGCCAATCATCGACGGAATGGTTCCAGAGGTCAGCGGCATCAGCGCGTCCAGACTTCCGAGACGTCAGTGCTGTCGTTGAACATGTTGGCGCGGGGTTCGTATAGACGTTCCTCGATCACCAGGGCGTTCAGTGCGAACTTCTCGTCGTCCTGAGTGAACGTATATGCCTGCTCGTTACCCATGACCTGAGTCTGGAACTGAGTAGCCGCGCGCACAGTGATGTACCGGCGTGCAGTCTCGGGCAGGTTCTCAAAGTCATAGAACCAAATGACTTCCATCGTCGGGCCATCATCGGCCTCGAACTGGTTCGTGCGATTCGTCATATCCCACAGGAAGCCGTTACGTGGAATGATGCGGCGGCCGTCGTCACTGCATGGACGAAGGGACAGAACGTTGGCGGGAATCTTTACCGTGCCATCGGTGGCCGGTGCGAAAGTGAATGAGTCGTCGCGGTTGAAGTACCAGCCGCGTGATTGGACTTCACGAGCCTTCGTGCGCAGCGTGTCGCGCGCAATCGATGCGTCAGTGAAGCCCATGTTGTCGAGCGTGTTGACTGGAGTCTCACCGACTGCCTTTAGCAGCTCGTTTACAGCTTCCAGTTCGGTGGTCGGCGTGAGTTCCATGTGCTTGCCTTGGATTGAAAATGGACGTTTTGACCCCATTTGACGCCACAGCACCTAGGGCTAGGCGCACAACAAATGAGGTAGTGGTTATGGATGAAGCTGCAATTCTTCGTGAGATGCTTCGCGTGATTAACGAAAATGGTGCGCAGTCAATCGTTCACGGCGGCATCGTTCTTACCGTCGACACTCTTGAGGCTCTCGTAGTCGCAAGCATCGGCCGTATTCCGCGTGGACTTCGCTCGGTACGTGAGTTGGCCGAGGAGATGGCCGAGCATGGGGCATTGCAGATTGCCTACGACCCAGAGTTTGAAACTCAAGTCGTCGTTCTCCCGGCACCCCTGTAAGCGAAAAAAAGCCGAGGAGGACAATGAAGTCCTCCCCGGCGCGGGGTGTTACTTACGAGCTAGCCTTGGCGGCGATCTCGACCGCACCGGCCACGCGAAGCCAGCCGTGGCCCAAGGCGAACTTGGACAGCATCAGGGTGCCCTGACGACGAACGTCATAGGCGTCCTCGACCGCGAGGTCCAGCAACTTCAGGGTGCCCACTGCGGACTTGTGGAACACGACGCCAGCCGTCTTACTGTAGTCAGCGCGATAGCGAGCCTGGATCTTCGTGTTCGCCGTGTCATCGGCGGTCGGTAGATGGTTGGTCTTCAGCAGCGGAATGCGGGCAATCGAATAGATCGTCGCCTGCGACAGCGAGCCATTCACTTCCGGGTTGAAGTCGCGGTTCACCAAGTCCTTGATCTGAGTGAGTGCGTACCACAGCGCGGGCTTCACGACAGCAACGCAGTCCTCGTCGGGGATGTTCTTCTCGTCGAACAACTGACGAGCCTGAAGCACCGCACCTGCGAACTTGGTTGCGTCCGTCAGCATCGCCGCATCGACGATCACTGCACCGCCGTCCTGACCTTCCACCAAACCCGAAGTCTGACGAGCTGCCTGGATCGCACAACGCAGCTCATTGAGCTGGCGCTGCTTGGCCAGTTCCAAACCCTGCTGCTTGGTGTACTCACTACGCACATCGTAGTGGTTCATCGCTTCGTCGATGTTCGGAATGAACACGTGCGAGATCAGCATCGGGTCGAGGTTAACGATCACCTCGTTGTGCTGAACGTTGAGGCCCGTGATTTCCGTACCTGGTACGTGGTACTCGGAGCCGATGGTGCCGATTGCCGGGAACTGCGCGGACTTGCCGTGCGAGATATTGCGTTCGGTTACCTTGCCAGCCAGCTTGTATTCGTCCTGGAACGATGCCAGAACTTCACCGCCGTACTGCTCCAGGAATAGCGCCTTGTCATCACCAGTGTTCTGCACCTGACCAAGACGATTCGGAGTAGCGTTTGCCATTGTCTCTTGTTGCTTTCCTTGAATGATTAATTGATGCGCGTCTCACGACGAGCGGTAGTAGCCGTTACTTGTTGTGAGTAACGCGCATGCGTTCAACTACCTGCGCACGGAACGCAGGGTCGTTCTTGTACTTCGCACTACGGAAGTCCGCACTCATCTCCTCGCGAGAGTTGTACGGTTGGACGCCGTTGGATTTGCCAGTGCCGTTCAACAGGTTGTTCGGAGGTGTCCCCCGGCCTCCTTTGGAACGACGGGCGGCGAGGGCTTCAACTGCCAGTGACGCCTTGGCGGCATTGCCGCTGGTCACTGCTTCGTTGAATGCTTCCTTCTCAGCCTGAGTCAGCGCGCTCTTTGCCCAATCAACTAGGCTGCTGTACTCGGCTGAACCGCCCGCTGCACCGTAAACCGCGGAGTCATAGGCATCGGCATCGGCCTGTCGGCCACGGATGTACGTGTCCACTGCATCACGCGGAATGCCTTTGGCCTCCAGCGATGCATAGGTTTCGTCGGACAGCTTGCCGTCCTTCGCGTATTCCGTGTTCAGTCCATCCCAGTCGAGACCGGCATTGGTGACAG